TAATATGATTCCATATTTTTACATAGGATGTTCAGGTAAAAGAAAGAACCGGAGATTTCTCTCCGGTCCATAGCTTTATTTATAAACTACTTTGTACATTGCTCTACGATACGATTTCACTTTTCCATAACGATTATTATTTGTAAACTGCACCATTTCGACAACGTGTGTTCCAGATTTTATATAAATGTCGTCCAATGATCCCCCTCCGCTAACAGAAGTGCCGTGATTTTGATCCCAAAGCGTTCCGTCAATATAGACATACGTCATTAATTCCCGGTCAACATTATTTGCTGAAAAATTAATATATCCCATCGGAAATTGTTTATATAACTGCATAAGTACGGTTTTACCATTCGTACTTCTTTGAGAATTATATTCAATAAAGAAATCTGCATCTCCGCACTCTTTTTGATTTGGTAAAAGCATCTTAAGTTTGCTAGGTGTGTTCTTGACCGTGACTTTGCACTTAAATGTTTTACCAGACGCACTTCTGGCGGAAACATAAGCAGTTCCGGCATTTTTCCCGCTAATCTTACCGGTTGACGAAACTGTTGCAACTTTAGTGTTCGAAGAAGACCATCTGTATTTTTGTTTCGTATTCAGCATTTTAAGCTGTGCCGTTTTTCCTTTGTACAGTGAAATGTTTGAGCTGCTGATCTTCGGTGCTTCTACTGTCACTAAACACCGATAACTCCTCTTCCTAATTTTGGCAGTAATCGTAGCTGTTCCTCGGGCCTTTGCTGTTACTTTTCCGGTGCTATTCACAATCGCATTTCTTGAGCTGCTGAACCATTTTGGTTTCGCTTTTGTTCCGACCATCTTCAGCTGCATCGTTTGCCCCGTGCAAATCGTCACCTTCGTTTTGTTGATTTTAACCGTTGCCGCTGATACTGGAACTGCCATGGCAAGCGCCATAATCATTGCCAGCAAAATCACTGAAAATTTTTTCCACCTTTTCATTTTTTTCTTCCTCCCTTGGATTGATAGTTCAATTATACATCTGATAAAGAGAAACTACAATGATAATCGCAGTAATTGATTAGGTAAAATCACGTAGAATCCATTTTTTGTGTTTCCGTGGAATTTTACGTTCAAAAAAATCGTGCCCGTATTTAAGCCGTTTTATTTGAGTAAGGCTGTGTCAATGATCTGAAAGTTTGCCCGGTGGATGTAAAGGGCTTTCCCGTCAATCATGAGTTTTGTCATTTTCGGCAACTTCTTCGGAATTTTCCAGTATACTTTGTCACCAGAATATGCTGTAATAGGTTGTCCAAGCTGAGATTTAATCACAACAACTCTGGATTTTCCGAAATAATTCTTGTACTGATTTACGATCCCGGCAACGTAAGTATTGTCAGAAAGTTTTCCTGTAGATTGACTGTAAATATCAGTCTGCTCAAAATCCACATCCGGCTCCAGACCATCTTGCTCAAATATGCAGGTGTCGCCGCAGCTCTGGATTTCCTTGCCGTCAATATTGATTGTGATCACGGATGACAGCTCATATCCGCTAACCACAGTTCCATCACTGTTGTAAGAAGTTGTCTCAACCGGATTCCCTTGAACATTAATCTTGTCGCCGACCGTGGTCATAACCTTTTCACCGTAGTTGTCGTAAGTGCGTATTGTATATCCATTTCCAACCAGATTGCCTTTGATGTCATTAATAGTATCGTCCATCAGAGCGCATCCTGTAGTCCCGCCGATAAGACATAGACATAAGATTGCAAGTAACATAATTTTGATTTTCTTCATTTTACCACTTCTCCTTTAACTGATTTATCGGTGTTCCTGCTACTCCGGCACTTTCACCACTATCAGTAGCCTTGAAATAAGCACCGTCTTTTTGTGGGTACATAAATTCGAACATCAGATAATTCGCAGCATCGCAAAGATACTCCGTGTTGCCGGTTTTAAGATATTTTTTGATGCACATATCATGAGATTCTATGGCATTTACCAATTTCTCGCCGAAATTATCTTTTGCAGTGCCGTATTTGTAAAAGCTTGTTTCACACCGGTTTTGTCTCAGTTCATCAAACTGATCAGAGTATTCTGCTGGCATTTCTTTTCCAAGTCTACTCATTTCTTTCTCACTTTCTAATTAATTACTGTATTATTTTAAGTCAGAATCAATTCTAGCGTATTATTTGGAAATTATCACTAAATGTTTTTGAAACGGTTTCCACTTCATTTGTCACGGCAAGAATCAGTTTTCCCACGAAATGTTCTTCCGGCATTCCCACGTATCTGCTCCTGAGGGCTTCCGCTTCAACTGCAAATTGTTTCCACATCTCAGAATCGTCCATCGGGATTTGCCAGTATTTCTTGTGCAGTCCCCACACTTCCTGCCAGATAGCAAAGTATTTTGTTTTAAAGTCCATGTGTTTCTCCTGTATATTTAATTTGTAATCAATTACTGTAATGTTTTTGGCTTGAATCAATTTGAATCGTTTGCGTGAGGAAATTATCACCTACGGTATTTCAAACGGATTTCGGATTGGTTTAATCAATGTATTCTTGGTCATCCCATTTCTGCTTTACCCGTTCGCACAAAATGTCCTGATTTCTCTCTGAGAAGAACAACCAGATATGACGATCAAAATCTTTTCCGTTTCGTTGGCCAAGGTCTGACTTGAAGAACTCGTCTATCATGTCCTGATAGAACCGGAGCTCATCTTTTTCTTCCACGTCCGCTTTCAGAAGTGGTGAATCATCGCCAATGATAACACCCATGAACTGATCTGCGTATTCGGCAGAAATCATTATATGCTGTTCGTCCATGCGTTCCCGGTACTGTTTGAAGTAATAAGCGATAACTGCCATGGTCAGACAAATGTCATGATCTTCCAGAATGTTCTCCTGTTCACCATACAGCGAATTAAACTTATTGTACAAAATCTGTGGTACATCTTCGTCCCGGTACTTCTCAGAACGATTTTTCTGTTTTTGCTTGCGGTACACTTCCTTCTGCTCAGTTGTCCGT